GTACGACGACGACCCTTGGATTCTCGTACGAATCTTTTCTGATGATGAATTCTTTAACGAGTCCTGATCTGACGATGTCATCTGCGTTCATTTCTATAGTTGCAAAGTATCGCTTCATCGAAGCAATGATTCTCATGAAGTGTAGGATGCCCGACTTCTCGTCGTCGTACTTGAGGTCTGACTGATTGTAGTCTCCGCAGAACACGATCTTTGAGTGTTTGCCCATGCGGGTAACGATGGTGCAGAGTTCGTGGTACGTCATGTTCTGACACTCGTCGACAATGACGATCGCGTTGTCGATGGTTACGCCGCGAAGGAACGACGAGGTGGTGAACTCAATCACGCCCTTCGCCTTGAGCAACTCATACGCGTCGCCTCGACCGTAGAGCTCTTGGCAGATCGCCTGATATGGCGTCTCGTATATCGCAGCTTTTTCTTTGATAGATCCGGGAAGGAATCCCATGTCGCGCGATGGGACGACGGACCTGATGATGACTATCTTCTTGTAGTCTCTGTATCGCGTCATCTCATTGAGCGCGAGGAATGTAGAGAGGAACGATTTGCCTGTTCCCGGTAGTCCATGGATGAGTAAGTTCTTTCCGTTACAGAACTCTCTGAATACGTTTTCTTGGTTTACTGTCTTGGGTGTGATGTTCTTAAGTTCTAAAAGATTTTTTCTTTCCTGTTGCTCTTGTCGCCTCTGTGCTTTTTGAAGTCTTTTTTCAGCGCGAGTTAGCTTATCCATGAGAGTTCCTTTGTCGAGTGGTGATCACCACGTGTTTATCTTGTTACTCCTCCCACTAGCCTTTTTGATCCTCTTTAGAACATCACGAAAACCCCCATCAGGCTTCCTGAGGCCTAATCGGGATGGGTCAGCGATTGCCGGTGCGCGCGAGATGATCTGCTCTAAGTGGGGATTTTGAGCTTTATATGCGTCAAGCTCAGATATAGGCATATCAATATCGAATTCTTTATCTGTTTGAGTGTCTAGGAACGTGTAGTTCGCCATGTGCTCTTATTCGCTTATGCCTTTGAGCATCCAGTAGAACTGGATGTCGTCTTTATTTAACGGATCTAAACCTTGAGCGAGCATATCTTTGACCACATACTCAGACAAAATAATTTTATTTTCTTTCTGCACGGGAGGCTTATAAACTTCATCGATGAACTGTGAGTTACTCTGCTGCAATTCCTAAGTCCTCCTTGAGGCTGTTTCGCATTCTCTTGAACGCGTCGGGTTCTTTCTCCCTGAATACGGTGCAGGCTTCTTCGATCCCGCTGAGCTTTCCCTGATTGTAGTAGAAGAAAGCGACGACCACGATGACGATCGTGTATCCGACTGCGAAGTATAGATTTTCCATTTATTCCTCGTCGTATGACAGTAGGCGATCTAGGTTCTTTGACCTGAGCGCGTTGTCGTAGTTTCTGTGGTATCTCTCGTACTGATCGCGCTTTACTTCTTTGAATGAGACTGGAGCCTCTTCGTAGAGAAGAGGATCTTTCTTCTTACCCTTATTAGATAACTTTTTAAGGTTACCATAGCGATTCATTTGGGAAAGAGCTCCGGAAAAGCGGCGACCGCTACATCATAGGTGAGTCCATTGTACGGACTCTTCTTATCCTTCATTGCGACGAGCAAGTCGGCGTCGTCGGGAGTCACCGACTGAAGGATCTCAAGGAACAGAGTCTCACGCTTCAGCGGCTTCATATCGGGATTCGTACCCTCGAGGAAGAGGTAGAGTCGCCGAGCCTCGCTGTGAAGCATGTTCTGCTCATCGAACTGTGAGTACCTGAAGGGAGGCTTTCCTTCGGGGAGAGCGAACTTTACGTCAGGATGAAACATATACTGAAGCACGATCTTACACGCTTCGTTGCAGTTTACGCGAAGAGCTTCGACTCGCTCTTCCTTCTTCTTAAACTCACTGCACTTCTTTAGAATCTCAGATACACTGAACCTAGCCATATTAAAAATCTCCGATAGAGTCCATCATGCCTTTAAGCTTGTATGATATGAAGTAGTTGAACATGCGGCTTCTGTCTTTGCCGGCTTCATGTTCATATTTATTGAGTACCTCGTCCCGAATGTTCTGAGGTATGTAGTTCAAGTCGATGAGCTGCCTGTTGCGCTCAAAGTTGCGGTGTATCGATTGATCGACCATCATCAAACCCGCTCCACCGTTGTACGCCTCGTCCATGCGCTTCTGAGTCATAGGCTTCTGGCGCTTGTCGGTGACGAACGTGTCGTCGTCAGAAAGCACGTTGGGAACACCGTCGCCGGCGTCGCCCTTCATGATGTGCTCAAACAAGAACTTAAACGGGTCATTGTGTGTGATGAATTTTTTACGCACCGGATCGTACTGCTTCACGTTATGATACTTGTGAAGCTGGATGAAGTCTTTGTCGCCGGAGAGGATCATAATCTTTTCATAATCCGATGACTTAATCACTAGAGTCGCGATGACGTCGTCTGCTTCGGCCGTGTCGACTTGGATCACACGATAGGGGAAGTTCTCACGTATCTCAGACTTGATCTTGCCAAAGTACTCAAAGATCGTGTTCCAATCGATCTCAGACTTGTCGCGAGCCTTCTTGCGATTCGCCTTGTAGTACGGGAATACTTGCTTACGCCAGAAGTTCTTATCGTCGCAGGCGATGACCATCTCGCCGTAGTCTTTAAACTTCTGACGAAACGATCGGAGTGAGTTGAGGACCATGTGGCGGAACAGTCCCTCTTCTACGGGGACGTTCGTGTGATTGCCGAGCTGAGTCATAAGGTTGGCAATCATGACTTGGTGAAAGTCTACTATAATCATAATGTTGGGTTTCCATTCAATCTATACTATATAGATTATATAACGGATCGTAAACTATGTCAAATCTTTTTGTGTGTACTTCTCTTCGATTTGCTTTTCTAGTTCAGGCGAAATCGTTATCGTGTGATCGATGATCTCATGCAGACTGTGCTCTAGGTTCTTGTACCTGTAAGTTAGAGCCTTCAAAGATTCTTCTAGAAAGACTATGTCTTTTATCGAAGAAACGTCGCTGCGGGAAATGATCCCGTAGCTCGCAAAGACCGCGACTATCGCGTCCAACGCGTCTGACACGACCTCGTCGCAGAAGTCTTTCCTAACCTCGACTAGGAGATCGGGAGAGTTCAGCTCGAGGCCGTGTGGATTGGTGCTGTTTTTGGGGAATTGAATGATGTTTGTCATAGCGCTTTCTCTGGCCGCTCCAGTTATTTATAAAGCGACCAGAGACCGTTACGCGACTTTTACGAGGATCACATTCTCATTGATGCGATCGGCAGTCTTTGCCTGCTTAGTCTTGAGCTCATCCATGAGCTTACGAAGCACGAGCTTACCACCGGTGAGAACTTTCTTTAAGACTTCATCGGGCTTGCGTAGGGTCTTGGTCACCGAAGCATCAACATCGTAACCGTCGATAGTAGTGCGGCGTACGCTGAGGCCAGCAGGACCGCGAGCCCTAAAGACAGTGAGAGTCTTATACTTAGTATTGAAAGCCCAAAGTTCTTGAGCGCCGAGAATCTTTGCGGGGTCAATCGATTGTAGTTTATACTCATTGCTTTCTTTCTGATAGATGAAGTGCTTGAGTAGCTTCTCAGCGGTAGGTGCTTTCTTCTTGCGAGGGGCACGGGCTTTCTTGACGTTACCGCCGTAGCGCTGGGCGTCGTCGATGATCTTCTGAAGCATGTCGACACGATCGCGGAGCCACTTCTTCGTGTAAGACTCATAGCCCTCGATCTCACCGGCTGCAGCCAACTTCATCTCCTCAAGTATCGGTTTGTAGTACTCAACGATCTTGCCGGTGTACATGGCCGGCACTTCCTTCTTTTGCAGGAATGAGTACAGGTCGACCGGCATCTCGGCGTCGTAGAGAACCTCGATGTCGCCGATGAGCTCAGAGATCTTTTCTTTCATGCGATCTTGGATCGTGGGACGCTCGGGCTTGTCTTCCTTGGGCTTCTCTTCTTTGGCGTAGCTCGAAGCTTCGTCGATCCACTTGTGTACACGCTCGAGCGACTCACCATCGATCGGTTTGCCGATGCGTTTCCAGATGCGGCACTGCCACGCCGCTGTGTAGGGCATGTGGGCGTCGGGGATCTTTGTGATCTTTTTGAGTACGACTTTGTCGTTGGCGAAGTAGTCTTTGAGGTACTGACGCGCTTCTTCGCGAGAGCACATGCTGTGATACCAG